CGGATTTTTCCGCCAGGCTGTCGAGGTGTCACGGGTTTGTCGCCCCTATGGGGGATGAGGGTTTCCTCTCCCACTACAGCGGCCGCAAGCGTGCCATTTATGAAGCAGCTGTCAACAGACTGAGAACGCGTGGCTTACGTACCTCAGACGCCTACCTTAGCACCTTCGTGAAGGCTGAGAAGATCAACCTCACGTCCAAACCGGATCCGGCGCCAAGGGTGATTCAACCCAGATCACCCCAGTTCAACGTGTGCGTTGGGCGCTACCTGAGACACTTGGAAGCGCAAGTGTACCGCCACATTTCTAAGGTGTGGGGCGGGCCAACCGTGATGAAGCACTACACATCAGAGGAAGTTGCCTCACACATCAAGCAGGCATGGGATGAGTTCAAGGACCCCTGTGCCATAGGACTTGATGCATCACGGTTTGACCAGCACGTTAGTGAGGAGGCCTTGAAGTGGGAGCACGACATTTATTTGTCCTATTTCCACCCAGGGGCCCGTCCCAAGTTGGCAGCACTGCTACGGCAGCAGCTTGTAAACAAGGGTTTCGCTCGCGTGAAGGATGGCCTCGTCAAATACACTGTCCGTGGATGCCGCATGAGTGGTGACATGAACACCGCTCTAGGCAACTGCCTGCTTATGTCAGCAATGGTGTGGGCCTATGCTGACGAAGTAAGGGTCAAGTGCAGGCTCATCAACAACGGTGATGATTGCACTGTGATTATGGACAGGAAACACGCTAAGGATTTCCGGGCCGGGCTTGATAAGTGGTTTGAGGAAATGGGGTTCACCATGAAAGTGGAGGACACAGTGACCACCCTCGAGCACATTGAGTTCTGTCAGTCCCACCCAGTTTGCATTCGTGGCCAATGGACCATGGTGCGCAATCCCCATGTGGCAATAGCCAAGGATTTGACCTGCGTTGGGGCAGGCATCCAGGGGTTGGCTGGGTTCCGGAAGTGGTTGGGAGCAGTTGGCCAAGGTGGTGAGGCAATAGCCGGGGATGTCCCTGTGTTCCATGCCCTGTACAGGTACATGCAACGCGAGGGCCTCTCTGGCAACATGTCGAAGTCCACCTGGCTAGCTGATTCCGGGTTTTTCAGGTTGGCGGCCAGAGCAACCCGCAAGTTTGGGGCACCCACACCAGAATGTCGCGTATCATTCTGGCTTGCCTTTGGCATTCGCCCCGACATGCAGGTAGCGCTGGAAGATCGGCTGCTAGCCCAGGGGGCACCCACTCGTGGGAGCCCCCGGGTAAGATCAACCCTCATCGAAAATTGGCACACATAATGACCAAAACTAAGTCTACCAAGTCTAAAACCAACAAGGTGGCCAGCACCACCCTGGTGTCCCGACGTGTCCCCGACACACGTAACCCTGGCAATTTGGGCATTACAACCCGTGGCCGTGGGCCAGTTGTGAGAGCCACTCGCAATGGCATGGTTGTCCGAAACCAAGAGCTGTATACAACGCTCAATGGTATGACCACTGCTCAATATTTGGCCGGCGCTGGCATTAACCCCAGTGACGACACCATTTTCCCGTGGCTCTCCAACATTGCCAAGGTCCACAGTCTTTACCGGTGGAAGAAGTTACGCGTGTTGTACCAGTCCAACTGTGCAACTACCATGAATGGCGATGTGATGCTTGGTCTGTTTTATGACCGGGCTGATCTTAACGCATTCATGAGCACTAGCACGCCTGGTGATCGCCGTACACAACTTTCTCAAACTGTGGGAGCCTCAGTCGGGCCAGTGTATGGCAGCAACATTTACTCAACTCAGAGTGGCTCCTCAGCGGACATCATGGTGGAGGCTGACATCGCCCGCCTGCACTCTAGGGTGCCTTGGCTCATTTGTGAGCAGGCGTCCGTGGCGCTTGAGAACCAATCCGTAGGTGTCTACTATGGGGCCGTGGTAGGCAACAACGGGTACGCCAACAACGTGCCTGTTGGTCGCCTCTGGTTTGACTATGAGGTGGAGTTTATTCACCCCACCCCCAACTTCCTCCCGCCAGTGATACCTTTTGGTGCCGCTGAGTCGAGGGCAGTTGTGATCATGCCAGACCCCACACCCTTTCCTCCTCTGCCACCACCACCAAAACCACCTGTACCCACACCACCGAGGCCACCCAAACCGGATGAGCCTCCAGGTGCTGACGCAGACAGTTAGTGTGCCCAAGATGTAACACCC